TGATTATGTGCCTATTGAAGTACATTGGTCGGAAGTGCCTGGTCGTGACGAAGACTGGAAAGAAAGAACAATTAGAAACACCTCACCTGAGCAGTTTCAACAAGAGTTTGAGTGTGAGTTTTTAGGTTCTGTAAATACATTAATTAGTCCAGCAAAAATTAAACAAATGGCCTTTCAAACTCCTCTTCAATCAAGTGGTGGTTTAGATGTATATGAACAACCTATAAAAGGTAATACATATGTTTGTACCGTTGACGTAGCAAGAGGTGTACAAAAAGATTACTCGGCTTTTGTGATGTTAGACGTTAGTAAAATGCCATATAAAATTGTGGCCAAATATAGAAACAATGATATTAAACCTTTACTATTTCCTCATACAATTGATAGAGTTGCAAAGGCTTATAATCACGCACATATAATGGTAGAGACAAATGATTTAGGTCAACAAATTGCAGAGGCATTACAATTTGAATTAGAGTATGATAATCTATTGATGACAACACAAAGAGGTCGTGCTGGTCAAATACTAGGTGCCGGATTTAGTGGTAGAGGTTCTGGTTTTGGTGTTAAGATGACTAAACAAATTAAAAAGATTGGTTGTTCTAATATTAAGACGTTAGTTGAGAGTGATAAAATACTAATTAATGATTTTAACATTATTGAAGAAATGTCAACCTTTATCAGAAAAGGTCAATCTTGGCAGGCTGAAGAGGGTAATAATGACGATTTGATGATGTGTTTAGTTATCTTTGGTTGGTTATCTAATCAACCTTTCTTCAAGGAGATGACTGATACTAACGCAAGACAAATGTTATATGAAGAACAACAAAACCTAATTGAGCAAGATATGGCACCATTCGGGTTTGTAGATGATGGTACTCCAGAGCACGAAAAGGTAGAAGTTGATGAATATGGTACGGTATGGCATCCAGTTGTACGTAAGGGTCTCTAGTTGCTGGGTATTATAAATATCAGTAGAGTATGACTTTTGACTATGGGCGTATGAATAATACGAGTGTTGAAGTAAATGAATAAAAATAATTTGCAAATTAAGAAGGAGAAACCCTAATGGCATTTCAAGTATCACCAGGTGTTCTCGTACAGGAAAAAGACTTAACAAGAATTATACCTGCTGTATCTACATCAATAGGAGCCTTTGCTGGAACTTTCACGCAAGGTCCTTTAGATGAAGTGGTAAGTATTTCTAGTGAGCAAGAACTTGTATCTACGTTCGGTAAGCCTAATAATTCTAACTTTGAAGACTTTTTTAGTGCTGCTAACTTTTTACAATATTCTAATGCTTTGAGAGTAGTCCGTGTACAGAATTCATCTGTATCAAACGCAACCGAAAGTGGTTCAGCGTTTATAATAAAGAATACTACTGACTATACAAATAACTATGCTGACGGTTCTGCTTCTGTTGGAATGTGGGCTGCTAGAACACCAGGCGCTTTCGGAAACTCTTTACAGATTTCTCAATGTGCCTCTGCTACAGCTTACGAAGAAGTAAACAAAACTACCGTTGCTGACGCCGCTATGGCTGTCGGTGATACGGTTGTTACCGTTGCTTCAGCGGCAGGAATAGAAATCGGCGACATAGTAAATTTTGGTGGTGAGTATGAATATAGAGTAGTGGGCAAAGCAACTAACGATTTATCAATTGTTAGAAAAGAAGAGCCTGCTTTTTATGCAACAACTAACTCTTCAGGATTACACGAAGCACCAACTAACGGCGCTCAAGTAAGAAGAAGATGGAGACATTACGAATTATTTGACAAGGCACCAGGAACATCACCATTTGCACAAGCAAGAGGTGGTTCAGGTGACGAAATACATATAATCGTAATAGACGAAGATGGTGCAATATCAGGAACTAAAGGCGAAGTATTAGAAAAATTTGAAGCAGTTTCAAAAGCTTCAGACGCTAAAACTTCTCAAGGTTCTGTAAACTACTATATTGACGTAATATATAAATCATCTAACTACATCTACTGGATGGATCACAATCCTTCAGGTTCAAACTGGGGTAATGCGGCTTCAGGAACAACTTTCACAGACGTGACTGCTGTTTCTAATGTATCATTACAATCTGGTTCTGACGGAACTACAGCAACTACTGGCCAAAAGAAATCAGCATATGAAAAATTTGCTGATGGCGAAACGGTTGATGTTGGTCTTATCATAGCAGGTGCTGGCGACAAAACACACATTGACAATCTAATCACGATTGCAGAAAACAGAAAAGACTCTGTTGTATTTGCAAGTCCTGAAAGAAGTGATGTTGTGGGTGTTGCTAACGCTAACACACAAAAGAGTAATGTAATTGATTTCTTTAATCAAATCAATTCATCATCTTACATTGTGTTTGATAGTGGTTACAAATACACATACGACAGATACAATGACGTATATCGTTTTGTACCATTAAACGGAGACATTGCAGGTCTTTCAGCAAGAACTGACCTTATTGCAGACGCTTGGTTCTCACCAGCCGGCTTCAATAGAGGTATAGTTAGAGGCGCTGTTAAACTTGCGTTTAATCCAACTAAAGCTCAAAGAGACGAACTATACAGAGCAAGAGTTAATCCTGTTGCAACGTTCCCTGGACAAGGTACGGTTCTTTTCGGAGACAAAACTGGATTATCTGCTCCAAGTGCTTTTGATAGAATCAACGTAAGAAGATTGTTTATCACTTTAGAGAAGGCAATAGCAACTGCTTCTAAATTCCAACTTTTTGAATTCAATGATGAATTTACAAGAGCTAACTTTAGAAACATTGTAGAACCTTTTTTAAGAGAAGTACAAGGTAGAAGAGGTATTACAGACTTTTTAGTAGTCTGTGATGAAACTAATAACACAGGTGAAGTAATTGACAGAAATGAATTCATAGCAGAAATCTTTGTGAAACCTGCTAGAAGCATTAACTTTATTACTTTACAATTTATCGCAACACGAACTGGCGTCAGCTTTGACGAAGTTGCAGGTTAAGGGGAGAATAGAAAATGGCAAACATTAACGACTTCAAAGCTAAACTTGCAGGCGGTGGGGCTAGACCCAATCAGTTTAAGGTAACAATGCCTTTTCCTGGTTACGCACAAGTTGGTGGAGAGATAGAAGAACTAGCATTTTTATGTAAGGTTACAACATTACCGGCAATGACGGTTGGTAACATTACCGTGCCTTTCAGAGGCAGACAAGTAAAAATCGCTGGTGACAGGACCTATGAAGATTGGTCAGTTACCGTTATCAATGATACAAATTTCAAATTAAGAAACGCATTTGAAAGATGGTCAAACGGTATCAATAACGCAACAGACGGTGAAGGCTTAACTAATCCAGCGGATTATCAAGTTGACGCTTTTGTTGACCAATTGGATAGAAACGGTGCAACTATAAAGTCATACACATTAAGAGGTGCGTATCCGACAACTATAGCTGCAATTGATTTGGACTATGGTAACAATGACACAATTGAAGAATTTGTTGTCACTTTTGGTTACCAATACTTTGAAAGTAATACTACTACTTAACATATAAATATAAGTAGTAAATACAAAGGATTATTATTATGGCAGACTTATTTGGATTTTCTATCACTCGGACTAAAAAGCCGCAGGATCCAAAACAAAGCTTTACAACACCACAAGCGGATGACGGAACACAAACCGTCGCCGCTGGTGGTTATTTTGGTCAGTACCTTGATATGGAAGGTACTGCTAAAAATGAGCAGGACTTAATTAGAAGATATAGAGAGATTGCATTACACCCCGAGTGTGATATGGCAGTTGAAGATATTATCAACGAAGCTATCGTTGCTAATGAGTTGAAAGACGCAGTAAAGCTGGATTTGACCGGTGTTGAATACGGTGTAGAAATCAAGAAAAAAATTGACGCAGAATTTAAAGAAGTATTAAGGTTAATGAACTTTAATACTAGAGGTCACGACATCTTTAGAAGATGGTATGTTGACGGAAGAATGTATTACCATAAAGTGATTGACAGAGAATCACCAATCAAAGGTATTACAG